GAAAGATGCAGCAGCAAACACTCCTGTTTTCTGTTATTCAGATCTTACCAATCCAAATGTGCCTGTATGGTTACAGAATCAACAACCTGCTGTGTATGTGGGTCGTGGTTACTTAGGCAATCATCTACACAAGAAAAGACTATTTTATAGAGCCAGTGTAAACGGTTGGGCTAACACAGTATTACAGCCTGTTCCTCATTCGCGTTGGTCTGTGATGGGCTTGCCGAGGCATTCTTGGAAGGTCCAAGAAGTTCGTAAGGTATTGATTGCGCCCAGCAAGGTAACCACCAGAGTTTGGAGTGGTCAGTCATCTGTAGAATGGGCTGATTCTTTATCAGCACAGTTCCCCGGAGCCGAAGTTCGTATTAGAGCCAAACCTGGTAAAGCTGGTAATAGATATTCTACATTATGGGCAGACTTAGACTGGGCTGACTTGGTGGTATCACAAAGTTCGGCAATCACTTGCGAGGCTTTTTGGTACGGCAAAAAAGTCATCAGCACAGAACCTTGTCCGACTTGGGCAGCGGGACGCACATTCTTAGAAAATTGGGAGGATCCCACAGAACCACCCTTACGGACAGAGTGGCACGAGCATATAGCATGGTGTCAGTATACTAGATCAGAATGGCAATCGGGCGAAGCTCTTGATCTACTAGAACAGTATCTGGGTCCTTTCAAATACTACAATCCAGAGTTTGAATATAAATTTACTCGGAACGTAATCTAGCCAACATAGTCTGTGTTGACTGCTTGCGGTTTGATACAAAGTGTTCAAGCACTTCAAATCTACTATTGATATAATTATAAAATTCTGGCATAGTCCATTCTCTTACATGTGCCCGATTCTTTGGTGGACCATCTGGCGTTCTACCCAACAAGTCTCTGTCTGGTGTAGATAACACAATCAATTTGGGTGCAGACTTTTCTATGAGATCCAATAGTTGATCTGGATCTGGAATATGTTCAATCACGTCTGACGCAATAACAAGATCATATCCAGTAATGGGATCAAACTGATCTACCCAGTTTCTGTCAGGATATGTTTGTCTTAACCAAGCAACTGTAGGAGGAACGTCAATGCCCACAGTTTCAAAATCTCTGAAGTTGTCCAACAATTTGTAAGCAGAGCCGGTGCCAATATCTATAATTTTAGTAAAGTTGTTTTTGACCGCAACGTCTTTGGCAAAGGCATACACTTCTCTTTGCCACTTGTCAGTGTTTTCAGTATCATCGAAGTATCGATTATCTAACCTGTGCTGATAACCTTCTTTTATGAAATATGTTTTCATTGATTACTGTTCCTATTCCTGTATCTTTCCCAAAACTTTTTGCTGGCAGTAAGACTCTGCTTATCAAGATTGGCAATGCCCATGATATGGCTGTGTATCTGAATTGTGACCACTCCTTTGTTAATGGCATTGTCTGATGACAAGAAAGTTTTTTTGTAGTTACTCAATAATTTTTTAGCTGCATCGGGCGTAATCATGTAGCCCACGGTACCTGGCATTGATCTGTGAATATATTCAGCAGCATGGCATTCGCCTTGGGGATCGTATATGTAGTGTAGGTACTTTTCATTCTTTCTTGAACCCATTGCAATCACTAAAATATCTACAAACTCTATAGGAACTAACGGTCTAAGTATTTTTACATCGTCTTCGAAGATACAAATAGTTTCTCCAAGTTCTACACACTGTTTCCATAATCTATAATGGCTGTAGAAACAACCCATTACACCTGGACGTCGGGCCTTGTTTGCATCTCGTTCGTCGATGGCATTGCCTTTAAAATCAATAGGGTGTACAGTTCTACCTTCTTGGGCAAAAATTTTCTCAGCTTCGTCGCCGTAAGTGCCTTCAAACAATTCGGCTGTTATTCCAATGGCAGCAAGATCCTGCTGTGTTTTAACGGCAGATTCTAAACTAGTGGCAATTCGAGACAAGTGTATAATAAAAGATTTCAACGCCAATACCCTTCGGTTCTATTGACCACAAGGTCTTTGGTCTTGCTACGACCTGTATCTTTGCGGTTGCCTTTGAGATGATCCAAATATGCACCCCATTCTGTGTTGATAAGCGGATGCCCTTCGCCCATAACAAACTGCTCAGACCAGTTCAATTGCCGCCACGCAGGTACAGTGGCTTGTAAGCGTTCTCTTGTGCGATCAAAAACCCAACAGTCGTGAAATTCTTTCATGGCCAATACACCCGTTTCAGCATTGTCATAGGCCTCTTGCATCCATTGTATAAACAACATGTTGGCACTGTTGCTCATGTTAATGCCCCATAAGCCGCATTCAGTGTACTTGTTGCTGCGACCCAGAAACGCAATGTCTGCAGTGGGTGGCATCAGTCGATCCAAAGTTGCTACGGTGATTGGGCTGTGACACACCATGTCGGCATCCATCCAAAACACAGTGTCTAAGGTAGTGCGAGCAGCATCGCAAATGGCATAAATCTTGTGACTAAATCTTACAGCGTCCCATTTGAAGCCGATTCCACGTTGTTTGCCTTTGGGTCCAACAGGTCCCATTGGCATTCGGCCATTGGCACGAGGATCATCTCGATACTGATTCTTAAATGCTACCAAGGCAGGCACACGATTGTGGAAATCGTACACTGTGAGATTTGGTGCTGTCTGTGTGACTTGACAATCTTCGGCATACACATACAAATGAACTTCTTTGGGCCAATTTGCCAAAAATGTATCAATCATGCGACTACCGTACTTGAGGTATCCGGCTTGATTGAATGTGGTCACTACAGAAAATTTGCGTGTCATAAATGTCCTTAAATACTATCTCTGGGTATTTAATCACATGCGCTTTGGTCTATTTAATAAGTTTGGTGCTTTAAACAGTCAGCCAGTGTTTGCTGCATTTCGTCAAGGTCTCGATCAGTTGGGCTTCTCTTATACAGAGCATGATATGTCAGCAGATGTTGCTGTGATTTGGAGTGTGTTATGGTCAGGTCGTATGCGACACAATCAGGCTGTATGGCAAGCATTTCGTCGCAGCGGTCGTCCAGTGGTAGTGTTAGAAGTAGGTATGTTGCAACGCGGGCATACTTGGAAAATGGGCATCAACGGTACAGGATCTGCGGCCTTTTACGGACACGGACTGGATCTACAAAGACCACAAAAACTGAACTTGCAGTTAAAGCCGTGGCGTGAGTCAGGCGATGACATTGTGATTGCCTTACAAAGAGACGACAGCGAACAATGGGCAGGACAACCGCCTGTTGACGCTTGGTTAAAACAAACAGTGGACCATCTTCGACGGCACACACAAAGACCCGTAGTGATACGCAGTCATCCCAGACGAGAAGTTGTGGTATTGCCAGGCTGTGTCATTGACAAACCCTTACACATGCCCAATACCTACGATGACTTTGATTTTGATCGAGTATTACGTCATGCTTGGGCTGTAATAAATTGGAACAGCGGTCCTGGCAGTCAGGCTGTTATGTCCGGTGTTCCTGCTTTTGTGGGCCCTACTAGTCTAGCAGCACCTGTGGCCAACTTAGACTGGAGTCAAATTGAATCGCCGCTAAGACCGGATCGCAGCGAGTGGCTGATTAATTTGTCTCATACTGAATGGACCTGTGCAGAAATATCTACAGGGCAACCCATTGCTAGACTGTTTCAGAATACACCCAGATTTGATCATGGCGGATTTTAGCTGCCACTGTGTAGCCACGTGCAGTTAAGAATTCGCCAATGGTGTTCCTTGACTTTTTAGTTTCGGATTCTACGATAATCACTGGCCGATACTGTGTAATAGTTTTGTCGGCTCCTACTAATACATTGTAATCAAATCCTTGTACATCGATCTTGACAAGATCTGGCGACAACTCAAAAGAATCCAAAGTTCTTATTTCGATAGTCTGATCTACTGTGCGATTATCGTGGTCTTGAAAGTCAACAATTGAAAAGTTTCCACAATTGTCGGTATCTACCGGTAGTTGAATAGTCAAGGTAGCAGGTTCATTGCCCAATCCTAACTTGTACAAATGAACACCTGGGAGTGTTTTTGTGTTCTGCTGTAGGCATTCGAAATTTACGTCGGTTGGTTCAAATGAATGGACCTGTTGAAATTTTTGTGCAAATCTAACTGTGTGTAGTCCAATATTGCCACCTACATCAACAGCACAGTCAAATCCTTTTACATGCTGTACGGCTTCGTCAATAGTGGCCTGTTGATAGTCAGTGTTGGGCCACTGCGACACCGTACGAGCAAAATGTCGATCAAAGTCAGGAAATTGCCAGCCTAGGTGTTCGTACATGCATTATTCCTAGTGTTGTGCCATCGACATTAGACTTTTATCAAGCCAAGGCAATAGTAAATCTCTTTGTCTAAGATATCCGTGACGCTGAATTGAACGCATAGCTGACTCGGGCAATAGATTCAGTTCACTTAATTGATACCATGTAGTGGATCTGGGATCCATTGGCTTGTGTGCGCTTTTATACACAATGGCATGTAACCACAAATCATTGGGATTTTTCTTAAAGAATCCACTACCACAATCAAAGCCTGCTACTGCAAGACAATGTATTAAGCTGGTCATGGTCCAATTGTAATAGCAATAATCATGTTGATCGTAAGCCTGTACATTGAATTCAAGATTGGTAGATTGCGGAACAATAACAGCCAACATACCGCCGTCGCTCATGGCTTCCCACCAATTTGACAGTGTGGCTATGGGATTCATTGCATATTGAAAAGAATCGTGACACCATACCACATCATACTTGTTCTTCTGCGGAGGAAAAGGTTGTTCAAAATCTTTGGAAACATACCGTATATTTTTGTACTTGCGAGTCATACCTAATTCTTCTGCATGATCTACACCAACGCATCGAATATTGAGAGGACGTGCAGATTCGTCTCTAGTGGTTCTTGTAGCCCACCATTCTAGGTCATGCCCGGCACCACAGCCCATGTCAACAAGTGTAGTGATACTTTGCATAAAATCATCGTATTCATACAAGCAGTTGAGAGTTTCAAGACTGTGTTGATGGCTAAGTTCTGGGCTGCTAAATTGTGTCATACCTGTATGTCCTCCATGCCTGCTGTTCTCAGTTTCACAATGTGCCCGCTCATCCATTGCTTGCTTTCAAGACCTTTCATAACGCCTAGCCATTTGTTGCGAAGTAGAGCTACTTCGTTGATTACAGTTTCAAAGTCAATTACTTCGTCTTCGCCGTCGACATATTTTTCAGCATCTCTACTGGTCAGTGCGCGAGCATAACCTTCGAGGTATTTTTGAAAGTGTCTGCGACGAATCTTACGTAATTGTATGTTTAAAAAGTTAAGCACTGCTTCAATTTCTTGCAGTTGATTGAAACGATGTTCAGTTATTCCCGGTAGTTCTTTGATGTTGGATTCTACATAACCACCAATACGCACATCACGTTTGGCGTCTGCTAACTCAGATTCATAGTGTGCTATGAAATCAGGTATGGCACCTAAGTTGGCTACTACACGATTATACCACATTATTTTTTTCCAATATGTTAACTAACCAGGGAAATGCTTTTCTCCAACTGGTGTTTCTTCTACGATCGTTTTCTGTGAAAAACTCAACTAAACGGCGCTGTTGTTCTGTGTTGTTGCTGCAATTTTTTTCTAGCATGGCAGCAATTCCTGTAAATGTATCAACTGTTGCTCGATCGTCCCATGTTTCTCGAGGCAACATTTCGTTCATCTTGTTCAGTGCCGGTTCAAAGACTTTGTAATCAAAAATCAACGGGCTGAATACACTGTCTTCGGGACCAACAAGACTCATATACCAAAACATAGGGTGTAACTTTTTCCACTCTAGATACTTACTGCATAGGTCAGGCATGCTGTTGATCGACAAAGAATTTACTGTGGATAAAAATCCTATTCTAAACGAGTACAATCCCATCATAGCCCGCATGTTATTTTCAAACAAGTCGCTATTGAATCCGTATCTCACATACTCTTGTTCTGCGCCCCACGACTCTACACTGGTTTGAATATCCACTCGTTTCAATGCCTGCGACTCAAGAGTTTCACTCAGTGTCAATAAAGTATCAGACAGTTGTGCTGTTGGAATTGACAAGTTTGTGATGATGTTTAGTTCTAGATCTGGATGAGGATGTTGATTCAAATAATCAATCACTTTCAGCACATCTTTTTGCAAAAAAGGTTCGCCACCTAAGAGCTGTAGTCGTTGCAGAGTTTGACTGTTTTCTTGGAACCATTTCCAAAACTTTGGAACCATAGCCTGATACTGATTGTCCACATACTGAAAATTGTGGCTGGGAAATAT